TGCCATTGTTTAATGTCAAGACCTTTAATGATACCTAACCATTTGTTACGCAACAGGGCAAACTCATTAATAATTTTTTCAAAGTCGATTACGTCAGCTTCACCATCAACGAACTTCTCACAGTCTCTACTGCTTAAAGCCCGTTGATAGCTTTCTAGATATTTTCTAAAGTACTGACTTCTTAACCTACGCAATTCGATGTTAAGATATTCTAAAATGGCTTCTATTTCTTGTAGTTGGTTAAAGCGATGTTCAACAATACCTGGCATTTGCGCAGATGCTCGTTCAACAATGCCGCTGATACGCACTTCTTGTTTTGCGCTCAATAACTCACTTTCAAAGTGTGCTATTGCGTCAGGAATATTACTGACATCTTTGGCTACTTTATCATACCAACTACTCATTTAGTCGTCATCCCATACATCTTCGTTTTCGTCATAGTCATCAGAGGCATCTTCAAACCCTTCTGACTCGTTATCCATAGCATATTCGATTGCGTTATCTAAATGACTATCGATACCCATCATACCTTCAATTGTTCCTGCCGCTATGTCGAAATCAGTTAAAAGATTGACATAGTTATAAGCAAGGTCCTTCCTTTTGTTTTCAGGAACATAATCAACGATTGTGCTCCACAGATCGGCTAAGAATTCTGTATTCATTATTCACTTGTCTCCGTTTGAGGTTCTTCTTCTTCAGTAGTTACCTCAATCGGTTCAGCAATCTCTGGTTTATTGACAATGTCGGTCATAATCATATCGAGTCTTTCACCGGTCCATTGTTTACGATAATCCAAATGTACTTCACCGTTAAGGTCAACGTATTTAAGTCGGTTACCTTCTTTATTAAGAATACCTTTTGCCTCAAATAAGTCTACCAGCCCACTATAAGGATCCATACCTGTTTCGTATGGAATCTTAACTTGTACACTTTCAAACGGTTTAGCATAACGTGTTTTCATTACTTTACAAGCGGCTCGAATACCATTTACTGTTGTAGTTTTGTTGCCGTCCAAATCTTCTTTTAGTTTCAACTTCTTCATTGCTACTACGATAGACGAAGCATACACAAATCCTTGTCCGCCCGAGATCTTATCATCTGGATCAAACATATCTTGTGATGCGTATGTATGATTAGTACATACCATACCTACATTGTGACTACCAAACATGTTTACACTGTTACGTACAAGTGCTGTTAGTGCTTTAGGCTTACGACCCATGTCACCTTTTAAATCACCTTTGTCGAACTGGTCAACATCAGTTGGTGTTAACAACATACCTAAACTGTCAACTACAAACAATACTTTAGGCTTATCTTCTTCAGCCATTTCTTTGTAGTCTTTCATGAACAACGAAATAGTTTTCGCTACATCGTCAATCATTGACATATTAAGTTTCATTAACTTATCTTCACTTGTATCAACATCAAGTGCGTGTAGCCAAGCCTCATCAAGTGCGTTCTCTGAGTCAATTAGTACTACAAAGATACCTTGTTGTTGTGCTGACTTTACAATGTTTGCTGAACAAAAATAAGATTTACCACTGCCTGATTCGCCGGCGAATACAGTTACTTTACCAAGCGGTACGCCTTTATTAAAATCGCCACTAACTAGATAGTTTAGAGCATAATTGCCTGTACTAATCCAATCAGTCGGATCATTAAATCCAATACCAAGACCATTGATGCTCTTAGTAATGTCTTTTCTAAATTTAGAAATGTCAAATGCTTTTGCCATATTAACTCCTTGTTATTATCTTAGTAATAACCCAGGGCATTACGCCCTGGGTATAATCTTTATTAACTTTGACGTGAACGAATCTGTGCTAAGATGTCTTGTGCTCTGTTTTGTGCTTCTGGAGCAGTAGACGCCTCTGGCGCAGGTGTTGGAGTTGGCTCAGCAGTTGCCACTGGCGCTGTTTCTGCTACAGGTGCCGCTGGTGCTACAGGTGCCGCTGGTGCTGATGATTGTGTATTCGGATCACCAGTTGCTTGACTCATTCCTGCTGGACGGAAGTATTGTCCAAAACGTTCCATATCGTATGCTTCACCATCTACTGATGCTTCAAACATTTCTTTCATGACTTTAAGTTCTACTTCACCTGGCTTCTTAGGTAAGAAGTCACTCAAGTTAAACAAACCGTGTGCGTCAATTGCCGCTTTCTCTTCATCACTTAATGGACGCTCGTTACGGCTCCACTTAGATGTTGAATAGTCTGCGTATCCGCCTTTGCTAGTTTTAGCAATACGGAAATCTACACCGTGTTCAAAGTCAGTTGGAAGTTCATTAAGTTCCGGATCCATTAACGCAGATTTAATAATCTGGAAAATTTGTGGACCAATAATGAATCTACGAATTGGGTTTTCTGGTGTAGAATCTTCGTTGATTGGATCCTTTGCCACAAACCCTTGGAAAATGTATGAACGCTTTTTCCAATATTTACGACCCATATCTTCTAGTGATTTGTCTTTAAACCAACCACGTACTTCAGATAGGATTGGACAAGTATCGCCCCACATCTCTACACAAGGTACCTGTACAATTACAGGACGACTTGCTGTATCACCTTTTACGCCAGAAAAAGGCAATTTAATCATTGCTCGTTCTGCCCAGAAAAAGGTATTGTTTGTATCGCCATCAGGTAAAAAGCGAAGTGTTGCTTCACTGCCTTCTGACATGTTCCAGTGTGGGTAAATTGCGTTGTCACCGCCGCCTGTACGGTTACCGCCTGTGTTTTGCGCTTCTTGAAGTTTTGCGCGGATTTCTGCTAAAGTTGCCATAGTTTATGCCTCCTAAAATGTTATGCCTCTATGTGCTTTGTGCCTGTTTTGTGTAGCACAGTTTATATACTACACTCTACTATTTATTTTGTCAACGTCTTTGTTGTCAAAATGTGGAAAATAACTTTCCAAAAAGTGAGGGCGATGTTCTGCCCTCGTTAAGTGCTATTACCTATTCATTACATACATTGTAACTTCAAAGCCATAGCGCATTTCTACTGCTTCTGGTTTAGTCCACATAATGTGTCTCCTTTCAGATTGAATTATGTAAACAGTTCATGGGAGAGTTGTTACAAGTCCCACTTGAGTCTACCAAAAAAATAGCGTAGCAATTTCTTACTACACTATTAATTATACAATATTTTTCGTAAAAGTCAACCAGAAAATCATTAAAATCCAGACAATGATCTAAGTCGTGCTACGTCTGGATGTATCTCTGGTTCTTGGACGGTATCAGCCTTTTCAGCAAGTCTTTCAATAAGACCTTTTGCTACTCTAGCGGCTCTATTACCAAATTTCTTTTCGACCATTGTTAGAACGCCTGTTTCGCCTTTTGGAAATTTTCGATTATCTCTATCATAAAACTGAAAAATGAATTTTACTAATTCTTTTGAATCTGCTTTTTCATTAGTTGGTTCTGATGACTCTTCAGTTTCATCTTCCATATCGCCAAAATCAAGCTCTGGCATTANTTCNGGAGCNTTTGCNTCGANCCANTTTTTAATTAAAGGTCTAATACATCTGTCTGAATCTTCCTTTGCTATATCTTGAATTGTTTTTTCTAATTTAGGATCATCAATAATACCATCAAGACTTTCAATAGCATTTGAGCCATCTACACCTGATGGAAAGTGTTTGTCAATTAATTTGTTTAAGTTAGTAATAGCCTGTGCTTGTTCATCGCTGTCTGAACTTTGAATAGCACTTGATTCACCTAGATCGTTTACCCATGTTTCAAATTTGTTAAAGTGATTTGCTAAGTTATCCTTTTCGTTTTCGACTACGTCGGTTTCATTGTCAATCTCATCCTCACTCATCAAGCGATGAATGATAGGAAATACATCTTTCATTTCTTCGTTGAATTTTCTAACTGTGAATTTTGATGTTAACTCGTCTACAACTTCTTGAGGAACATCACTATACTCAGTTGGTTGATATTGTTCTTTGAATTGATTGTAATAACCTCTTTTACTTAATTTATGAATTTCAGTTTTTAGCCCTTCAAGAGCACTTTTGCCTCTTTCAATGATTGAATTAGTATCGTCATTTAAAAGATCGTTTCTGTTTACATAATTACTGAATGATTTTAGTTGAGCAATTTGTTCACTAAGACTTACGATATATTTTCCAATATCGTCATATGGAAGACCGCCTTCTTGAACATGTCTTTGCATTGCTCTTGCGCCTGAGAGATGAATGAAAGGATATTTAAATCGTTCACCTGCTGAATTTTCAATAAACAGTGCTGTAATATTTCTCGCTCTAGCACCTGGGCTAGTTTCATCCACTGTTTTATTATGTTTTACAATAAGTTTTGTATTTTCTAATTTTTGATAACTGGTTTTATTAGTTCCATACATTCCTTCGCTCATCACTGATTCCCCTACTTGTGAATTTTTTGAATATTGGCTAAGGAAAGCATAATCTCTTTTGTCTAGATTGTCCTTTGAAATGTCTCTAGCATCAAAGCTCATCAATCTTCTTTTAGCAAATGCTCGCATACTCTTTAAAAAGTTATACCAGCCATCTTTTTGTACAGTATCCATATTCTCTGTAATACCTGTACTGTAATATACCTTCATAGAAGACGGCTCAGCAAGGCTAATACTTACATGGCCAATTGGGTTTTCGCCTTCCATGTAATCAAAGTCAAAAAATACTGCGTCCTCTGGGTTAATGGTAACTTCGCCTGATTCCTCGCCTAGTTTTAAACCAGAAAATCGACTTCTTACCTTATAAAATAGGTCTGTGCTAATGCTTCTTAGATTATCTTCCATGTTAATATTTATCAAAATATGTTGCCGCTGACGAATATCGGCATTGGCATTTGATCCTCTGTTAATTTTTCTGTCATTTTTTCGTAAATCTTAGGATCCCAATCTGCTAGTACATCAGCCATTCTAATACATAATAGTGTAGCACTAACAAGGTCATCATGTTCACCTGTTTTTGCGTTAAATCCGGTACCACTTGCGACAAATGTTTTTAGTTCTGAAATCAAAGGCTTACTATGAATAGTCATTTTATATTTTTCTAGTAAATTTTTAAGTTTTGAACATGCTGTAATTTTAGTACGATGTGTTGTGTTAAAGCCCTTACGGAATCTACGTATGTGTCCTTTTCTAATCGGTTCACTTAAGAACAATCCTGGAAAGTTTTCTTCACCAATATCACTAATAACAACAAGAGCCGCTTCGCCAAGTGAGTTATTTTCTACACTGTAGTAAATTTGCGGTGATCCGCCTTTTTCTTCTGCTTGCTCCATGATGTATTTTAGAATTTCACGCATAATTCTAATCTGCTGTTGTACTGGTGTTGTATTATGGCGCCATTCACCAACTTGAATCATACTTGGCATTTCAAATATCTGAATTGCTGAATAGTCACCACCTGTGCCTAACGAAGGATCAAGTGCTACTAAGTATGTTGCTTTCGGATCTATGTTTTTATACCAACGTGTTTGGCCAGTTGTTAACATAGGCTCCTTTCCTTCAAGTTCGGTGAGCTTAACAGCATTAATCAGTGTTTCATCAAAGATCAAGAATTCACATTCAAACTCACGTCTAAAACGTTCCTCACCAATTTTTGCTTTTTCAACCCTTGCCCACTCGTCGTCTCTGTCCGGATGTTCACTCCAGTGAGCAAAATATGAGCCAAATCCATTAACACCTACTTCTGCTTCATTTCCATGTTCGTCAAATTTCTTATTCGCTTCAGTCCAGATCATAGCAAACTGGTCTTCGTCACTATTTGGTGTTGAAGTAATAATACACTTACCGCCTGTTGCTAGTGTAGGTGACAACGCAGTCCAAAATTCCTTGGCTTTTTCTGGTGGCTGAACGAAAGCAAACTCGTCACAGTAAATTAATGATAGTGATTTACCACGTCCAGTGTTTTCTGTTGTAGTTGTTGCTTGTATTCTAGCGCCGTTGTCATATTCAATAGTGTTACGGTTATAACTATAAACGCCAGCACGTACAAAATCAGGTAAGTTTTCATAGCCAAAGCGATATCTATCCATGATATCCTTTGCGCCTTCATATTTGTGTGCAGCAATAAGAACTTGACAGTCTGGAACAAACATTGTATACCATAACAAATAAGCAACGGCACATGTTGTCTTGCCCATCTGTCTCGGAAGCATCGCAATACACTGTTTATGATTAGTGTACGATTCAATTAGTCTGTGTTGATATTCATATGGCTCAAAAGGAATAGAGCCTCTAACAGGATGCTGAATTTGTATAAAGTTTCGTGCGAAGTAAAGTGGTCCTGTAATAGGATCCATACATTTTTCTAAATGTTCAACTTCTTCTAATGTATATTTCTGTTTGGCGTGTGCCTTTTTTACAAGTACGCCTTCTAAACTCTTTGCCATAACAATATTTACCCAATAATATTGTCATAATATCCAATGCTGAATCTAGCATCAAAAAGTTTTCGACTATCTTGCTGTATTAAAACAGGAACTGGGGAAGCGTAATCGCCATTTGTAGGCTCGCTCCACAACCAATCATATTTAGGATTTGTATCTAGTTTTTTACAGAGTTTTTTTAGTTGGCGTCTATTAGCGTCTTTAACAACATACACTATCGCCTGGTTATTTTCCATCTCTAGAACATCACCAGACCATTTTGTAATTTTAATTTCACCTTTAGACCAGGCTGATTTACTCCAAGGACATACTTTTTTTATACGATCAAAGTATGCTGACCAATTAACCTTTTCCTCTACCACGGCCTTTTCCTTTACCGCGCCCCTCTGTTGTTTGAATGTCTTCTTTGGCTTTTTTGCCACGACCTCTACCGGCCATTAACTTGCCACGACCTTCTGCTACTCCAAGTTTTTGTGCTTGTAGTGCAGCCCAAAGACCTTCTTTAATTTTTCCACGTAGATCATTATCTGTTGATTCCATAGCACGTGGATTATCGCCGCCTGCTGTTGCTGGATATGAACCTTTACGCTTATGAAGATCGTCGCCGCCTGATGTGATAGCGTCCATATCGTCATATTCTGGATCTGGCTCGTTATCCCATGCTTCTTCTTTTTCGTCTTTTTCGCCACCTGGCATGTCATCGTTGTCAGCATCAAAGTCCGGCGCTTCGTTATCTGCTCCGTCCTTATCGATTGGAAGTTTAATCATAGGAGGCATTGCTGGAGCTGGCATGTCTGGCTTATTTGCTGGATCCATATCCGGATTTACTTTTTGAAATAGCTTCATCATGCCTTCAATGTTGTCCATTCCTTGTGCGTTCATACTAACATTCATACTTGGCTCAGGTGTATCTGGTTTTTCCATTGCTGGCGCTGGCATTTCTGTTGTCGGATCACCACACGCTTCATCTGTTTGCGTATCAATAGCTCTAATTCTATTGTACAATTCTTTAAAATCCATAATTAACTCCCCATGGCGCTTTTGACGCCTGTTTTATCTTGTTTTGCTGGCTTATCCATTTTATATTCAGTTTCTTTAACTCTTTCTTTTGAAGTCTTCTGAAGATCTTTTAAGAAAGATTTATTAAAGTCATCGCCAAAGTAGTCTTTTGCTTTAACTTTTTCAACTTCTTTATAATTTGGATCCTGTAGTACTGATTGACCTGAAGGTTCATCCATTGCTGATGTTTCTTGAGCTTCATATGGGTCATTAACATTGCGTACTCTAAAATGTGAATATTCCATTGCTAAGTTATTCTTAATTGCAATGGAAATTTCCTGTGGTGTTACAGGATAATCACAAGTATTTTCAAATACTGTAACTTCTGTGTTTTCCAAGTCTGGAAAATCCTTAACTTGTTTTTGAATAGGTGTACTACCTACTTTTTTAACACCCTGACAGCCATATCTTTGGAGACTAGCATGTAATCTCTCTTCAAATTCTTCAGGAATTTCTCCGGCAACCTTAATTCTAAAATTATAGGTCTTCTTTGATTCTGTAATAAATTCTTTTAACGATTTCATACTCATATTTATTCCTCTCCGCGCAATTTCTTTAATAATTCATTGCGATCTGTTACAACAAACCCTTGTCCGTTCATAATATCTTCAGCATCTGGGTTACGATCTTGGTCAATTTTCAACTTTTTCAATTTTAAATCAACTGCTTTTAGTTTTTTATCGATTTTAGTGGCTTTAGCATCAATAGCATTCTTTAACATACTACCTGCTACTTCAAAAATACGTCCACTGTACCTAACTTCAACGTTCATACCTAAATCCATAAGCTCGTCATAAGCAGTTTCGGCTTTTTGAGCTAAATTGTCAAGTTCGCTATCGTTTAAACTGTCGATCTCGTCAATTTTTGGTAAACTTCCAGCAATAGTATTAACTTCAGTGTAACTTCTTTCCAAAGATCTTACTTCGTCCTTGCTTGGCGCAGGATCTTCAGCTGGTGTTACTTCTGCTTTTGGTTTTTCATCGTCCAAATTAAATAGTTCTTCTAATTTCTTTGTCATACTGTACTTATCTTCGTTTGTTACCTTGATGAAAAATATCATCTTCGTTTATAATGCGAAATTTTAATTGGTTTTGCTTACACCATGCTGATGCCGCTTCCCATTTTGCCATATTTTTCACATACTGCTCTTGATTGTATCTACTTTTGCCTACACGTTCTTTAATTTGCTGATTAGCCGGTTTCACTTCTACAACTTCAGCGTTTTTCTTTCCATTTTTATCTTTATACACGATAAAGAAGTCTGGAACATATATTGTATACTTACCTGTTAACGGATCCTGGTAAGGAATTTGTATACTTTCACTTGCCCAGTGTTCAACGCCAGCATGTTCGTCTAGCATTCTCATAAAAACAAATTCCCAACTACTTCTTGCCAACGGGGTTTTCTTCCCAATGTATTTTGTGGGATTTTTCATTGTGAATTTCCCTTGAGCAAACTTAGGCAATTATAACTCTCTGCTGTTCTTCATTAAACACTTTAGAAGTTCTAAAGCCTAGCGCAGAAGTTGGATATCTGCTTTCATTTAAAATATTTCCTACTAACGATGATAGTTGTAGTGACTCTAATCCGTTAAGCGAATCTAATAATTGATAAACAGGCACGCCGTCCTGCTTTGCTTGTTTTAATAACACAATGCCTGTTACAATAGATGCTTGTTCGCCGAACCCTTTACCTTTTAAAAAGCCTAGTGTAGCATCAACGTCTTCTGCTTTAAATTCTAAATCTTCTGCGCCATATTCGTTAAAATAAAGAAGAGATTTTGTAGCATTATCACTTGTTTGTCTTTGGGGGAGGTTACTATACGATTCCGACATAATTAATTTCCTTTCTTAGAGTTACTTGAACTTGGAAAAGAAAGTCCAGGTATTCCGCTTGTAAGATTCTGTGCTCTGTTGGGTGTTAATGTTATGTTCAATGCTTCTGTGGCCAACGATTCTGGTGTAATGTTAGATAAAGTTTTAAAGGTATTAATTGCTCCAAGTGCAGCTTGTAATCCTCCAACAGAGCCAGCATTTGTTTTATAATTATCACCAAAGATTTGCTTTGCGCCAGCAACTGATCCAGTATCTTCTGCTAGTAAACCACCTGGGCCAAACAAACTTGATTGTGCTCCGCCTAAAATACTTAACGGGCTTGGAACTTTATCGTAATGACTTGCTGCAAACGCTTTAGGATCAGCACCTGCGGCTGTATCAATATCGCCTGATCCGTAAATTACACTTTCATAACCTAAATCCATTGTAGCTTCAATTATACCACTGCTTTCAGAATAGTCAACACTTCCGTGATCCCATGTTCTAATATGAGGATTTACTAATTTATAACTATTAAATCTTTTGTGCGACATAGTATAAATTATAACGTTATTAAAAAAGGGTTTATCTACTTTGTCAGTATCTAAACCATATCTATACTTTCCTGACTCGATATTTGCGCCATTATTATATGGTCCTGTTCCTGTATTAGACTTATCACCTAATCTCCAAGCATTTGTTTCTTGTTCTCTTTCTGGAGAATAATAACTGTAGTATAATGCCCAAAGAGAATTAATAATACCAATGCTATCGTCGTGAAACTTTATTTGAACTGGGTCATAATTAATATTCTTATAAACAATTTTCTTTCTATTGTATTGATTTTTAATATCAGTATCAAAACTAAATCTTGGCAAGGATGAATTTTTAACTAGTAAAGAAATTTCACGTTGATGTCTACTTTTCCATTGTTCGTTGCCTAAGGCATCCCAATTAATATCAAAGTACACATGAAAAAGAAATTTAGTTTTTGGCGCTCTGGCCATTGCGCCATCAACAAACGCCCTAGACGCATGTCTAGCATCACCTAAATTACCTTTAGGATTTAATAGTCCAGACCCGAAGCCTGATAAGAATCTTGTAAATTTATCTGCCATACTACTATTTAGTCACAAAAAAAGCTCGGGGTTTTATGCCGAGCTTTAGTTGTTCAACAAACTATCTTTTAACTAATTGTGTGTTATGCTCCACCACCAGTTGTTAAGCTACCGATTGTTCTAGCACCAATATTTCTACCAATACCGTCAACACCGCCGCCTCTATACTGGATAGCATTGTCGTATCTTAATGTCATGTTAATCATTGCTGGTTCGTTTGAAGTATAGTTCAAGTCACCATAATCAATGTTCTGTACAAAAGTACCATACAACTCAAATGTTTCTAATACATTTGGTGTCTGTGTACCATTACCACCATCTAAGATTTCAATTAGTGTAGTAAATTTGTAATCTTGTCCTGATGCTGCAGATGCTTGCTCGAAGAAGTCGAACTGCTTCTGAACTTGCTCACCGCACAATCTTTGAATAGAACCACTTGCGTCATCACGAACGTTAAGTGTAACTTGTTCCCAGTTGTGTCTACCTGCTAGGTAGATACGTGAGTTATATACAGGAATTTCCATCTCTTCAAAGTTAATCTTTGGACGAGTGATATCCTGTACTTGTTTTGTTAATTCTGTTGGTACAGTACCATTAGCACCAAAACCTTGTAGTACCACACGGAAGCGATACTTTAGTTTTGGCATCAACAAGCCTTGGTTGCTTGAAGATGTATCAGTTGCCAAAGGAACTGTTAGTTTTGATAGTGTTGAAATAGCCATTTAATTTTGCTCCGTTTGTATAATATTATTTAGCATAATGAGTGGGGGACTAAATCCCCCACGCTATTTAGGCTGATGCTTGTCCTTGGATTTCTCCAGTATTTTTAAGTCTTAGTGGAATGTAAATGAACTCAATTGATTTAACTGGTTCAATAGCAATATCCACATAAAGCTCGTTACGATCAATACGTGCCGCAGTGTTGTTTGATTCATCACATACAACAGCAAAATCATAAAGTGCTCTTAGACCTACAAGCTCGAGCATTAAACTCTCAACTGCCTGTTTGATTTCGTCTCTAGTGATCTTATCATTAGGTTCAAAAACAAACGGTTTAGCAAGTCTATTAAGTTGTGTTCTTAAGTAGATTACCAAACGTGCTACGTTGATTCTATCTAGTGCTGAACTACCAGATGCTCGTGTTCTTTGTCCATAGTTAACAAGTCCTACACCGTTAAAGAATGTAAGTGGGTTAACTTTAATATCATAAAGTGTATTTCTTTGTGAATCAGTTAATGAAACATTTTGGAAAGCACCTGTAGTAGCATCAACATATCCTACTGATGTAGCGTTAGTAATACCACCTCTTCTGATACCTGCTGGAGCAAACCATGGATAACTTACCTGATCACTTACTGCTAGTGTTTTTAGCATCATGTGTGAACTTGGTACAACAACTGTTGAACCTGTGTTATCAGTGGTTAGTCCGCTTGGATAAAACACGCCTGTGTATTCATCAAATGTTACTAGACCTGTGTCACCGTTATCAGTAGCACCGTTTTCATTATTGCCCCATTCAACCAAAGACTGTGTATCAGCTTTTAGTCTGAACGGTGAATCAGCAACAACAAATGCCGTTGTGCCTCTGTCAGTATTTAGATCGACTAAGTTCTGTGTAACTTCTGGGTAGCCTGGGCAAGCCATTAAGTTAAACTGACGTACTTCGTCTTCTCTAATTTCTTGGTTAGTAGCGATAGTTGCTTTTAGTTTTTCAATAACACTCTGTCTTTGAGCTTTTCTACCAAACTGGTTAGCTGAGTCAGTAACCCATCTATCAGTTGCGTAATTTGCCATTGATTGACTATTAAATCTATCGTTATCTTCTGCTGTATCAATGTAGTCTTCTCTATAAACTTTAATATTGAAGCCTGATCTACGTGTATTGAACAACATAATGCCTTGTGGATAAAGTGCTGGATCAGGAGCATCTGGATCAATATAATCTACTGATAGTAAATTTTTAATTGTACCAGCTTCTGTTTGAGTTCCGTCAATACCCCATCTTGCGTCAGCAAATACAACACCATCTTCACTTGTAGCATCGTTGTTGTCAACTAGATTCCATTTTAACGCTCCTGCGTCATACTTGTAAATTACAGGATAGTTTTCTAAGTCACTGGTGTCAATCCAAATATCGCCAGTTACTAGTGATGTTCCATCGCTCTGTTCTACTGGGCGAGTTGGTGATACTTTAGGTCCTGCTGGGTCTGTTGTTGGATTTGCGTTCACATATCCTTCCCAAGTAGTACCGTTATGTACCATAATATCAACTTCATCAGTTACACTTGAATACCAACGCTGACCTTCTTGTGGATCGTTTTGTGGAGCATCATTTGAAGCAATGTAACCATATGTGCTACCTGCTAAAGGTAACCAGTTACTAGCAACAAAATCATATGTGTCACCTTGCGGTGCCGCATACAAGTTCACTGTGCCTAGTGTAGTTGAATAGTCATAAGCACTAAAGCCAATACCTGCCATTGCGCTATCTACATCTTCAAATCTAATCTCACCACCTGCGCTATGACTAATTACAACCTTGCCATTAACTACTTCTGCTTCAACATAATCCATTTGAGCATTGTTAATAGCTGTAGCAATCGTATTAGCATCAGATGTCGCACCAGCGGCAGTAAATGTTACTGCGTATGCTGTGCTTAGTGCAGCTTGTCCGATAATTGACTCTCTAATATTAATTGTGTACGTTCCTGCCGTTAATGAACTAGCAGTAACCGCTGTACTTTCGACTGATGTAGCACCTGTTTGCTTTCTAACAAAAAGTTTAAAACTTGCTGTTTTAGGTGTACTATCGTAACCTGAATCTTCAGTGTAGTTGTACTGTACAAACAATGAATCTGTAGCAATTGACTCGCCGCCTGTTGTTCTATCTAAGTTAAAGATAGCAGTTTGTGGGTTAAGATATAGTGGTGCTAATGTTTCTACCCATGATCCAGTAGCTGTATCCCACGACTTAACTCTCCAACGTGACCCTTGATTTGGTTCAGTTGTTTTAATCCAAACACTTCCTGATGGACGTGGCAACTGTGAAGTTGACTTCCACTGTGGCACTGATGTGTGTGGATCCATTTCCAATTCTGGAGCATAATAAAACCCTGCGCTAACTCCGCCTGGTGTACCAAACAGTGCGTTAATTGAAGCAGAACCATCAGCTAATTCAATTGATGCTTGTGTTGGGTCAGTACTGTCGCCTGGGCTTGAATCTGTTACTCCTGTTACATAAAGTGTAAACTTATTATTAACTTTGGCAGCCTTAACACCTTGAATGTTAAAGTTATTAACGATAGTTACAACATTGTCAACAGTCGAACCTGCTGGAAGTGTAACTGTAGTGCCGTTAATTTCAAAAGTTGTTTGAGCTACTTGTGCTGAGTGACCATCTCTTTCAGCTGTAAACACTGCCCATGTTTTGCGCCAAGCATTTGTTCCAACTTCTGTCCAAGATACTGGGTTACCTGCTGTAGTGTAATCTACGCCTTTGTAAAAAACTCTAATAACATCAGAAACTGTAACAATAGCATAGTCGCCTACTTTACCAG